GAGGAACGGATCACAAGCGTGGCCGTTGCTGATGCTGAACCAACCCCATATGAGTTGCAAGCTATGCAGGCATTCGTGGACAGATTTGTTCCCGCGGAAGTCAGACATACGCTGCATCCTCATGACCATGATGAAGTGTCGCGCAGACAGGCTCGTCCCAGTCAGCAAAGACTTATTGCTGAAGCTGGCTTCACAGGTAGGTGGTTTCGACGGATTGTGTCGAGTTTTATGAAGAAAGAGTTCTATAAGGCCCCAAGCCACCAAGGAACATTTCTACGATCAATCCTGTTGACAAAGTTGACTACTCATGCTTCACTTATGCCCTGGCTGAATATCTCAAGACCATGGATTGGTACGCATTTGGGAAAACCCCTGAGGCCATAGCTGCGCGTGTTGCAGCTGTGGCCCAGAGTGCACGCTCACACGTTACGAACACTGATTTAGATAAGTGTGATGGTCGGGTCTCGTCGAAGGCTAGGTTATTAGAGCGAATGGTTATGCTTGCTCTGTTCCGCCATGAATATCACGAGATTTTGATTGAGCTCTTGAAGAGCCAATACGACAAGAAAGGCTACACAGCATTCGGTGTGGCCTACCAAACATTGATGTCCAGGTTATCCGGTTCTCCTGAGACATCAGTCTTCAACTCGATTTTGAACGCGTTTATGGCATTCTTCGGATATGTTATGTCGGGTTTGTCCTATGACGAAGCATGGGCGAAGTTGGGGATTTTTGGAGGTGACGATGGGGTGACAGCAGATTTGGTACGGTCCATCTTTGTTAGAGCCTGCTCGTCCATGGGGCAAGTGTTAAAGGCTGATGAAATATTGCGTGGCGCCTTGGGTGTCAGCATGTTAGCTCGACTATACTCATCCGATGTGTGGAATGGTGATCCTAGCTCAATGTGTGATTTGCGACGCACGTTGGGAAAGTTTCACGCCACAACTTCCCAGTATCGTTTCCCTGACGCTCAGAAATTATTTGAGAAAGCTTACTCATATTTCTTGTGCGATGCCAACACTCCTATTTTGGGCCCATTCGTCTCAAAAGTGGTGGAATTAGGGAAACAACGGAACTACACGTATACCAATCGAATGGACGTGTGGAACGGCTTGGTGAATCCAGAGTCCCAATATCCAAATTCGTATGGCGATTGGATGTTGGAATATGTCACCATGCAACAACTGGACGGGTTTCGTACAGCCGATTTTCGTAAATGGCTGGATGAATGCAAGACAGTTGACGATTTGTTGAAAGCACCGCAATTCAT